CTTGTACTGGATTATTCATGTTACACCTAGTTGTTTCAACACCTAGTTGTTTCGTGTATAATTTAGTTATAGTTTTGTTTTCCATCTATGCTTTTGTCGTTATAATGTATATAATGTAAATATCAGTATTGAAGTGGTTTGGTTGATCCACAAGTGAGTAATCACTTAGGCTTGTTTAGAGTACGTCTCGTAGCACCGTTACGACGGTAGACGTGCGCAAGCAAAAATCCCGGGATTCGTTCTACGGAAAATAAACTTAGGGTAGTTGCCCTAGTTGTGGCGCTTAGAAAAATAGCGTAAGCAACAGCGGATGAGCGAGATTTATGTTCTCTATGTGATAGAATCAAAATTGAGCATACCTTTTATTAGGGTTTCGTGATCAGAAGTAAAAACAGCAATTATTCGTGGGCCGAGTGGTACTTGTACCGCATACGCTCGAACCCAAGATGTGTGATTATAAAACGTGTTTAAATATAAAGTGTGTTGTTTGTAGATCTTATGATTTGTTGAGTTTTGAAGATAGAGAGTTATATTATCCTTTATTAAATTATTGTTTAAATGTTAAGCCAGTTGTTAAAGATTTAAGTGAATCAATTTATTATGTTATTTATCCTAGCAGAAAGTGTTCAAAGGTTTCTAAGAAAGTGTTTTCGAAAATGAACCTTCCGTGCCATGTGTTTGGAGATTGTAAGATTAAGAGTTTTTTGAGTAGGAATGAGACGAAGAGACTGTGGAAACCACAGGTTCTTCATGCCCCTTTTCAAGCTATGACAGAAGGAATTACTTCTGTTGTGGATTCTTTTTTGGAACAAATAAATACCGTTAGGATGGCCAAGAGTGCTTTATGTGACGGTTATGATAAGATTTTTTCTATGTTTCAGCGATTTAAGGAGAAATGGCTGGATATATTTACTAGTTTATGGAATGTATCATTTGCATTCTCAGCCATGGCTCCTATTATGAAAGTTTTACCAACTTTGTTGTTGAATTTGTATAGTTTATTTGGAAATGTTAAGAGTGTTTTTGTGGCTCAAGGTATGGACTCCCTTTTGTTAGGTTATTTGTCTAGCTTTTTACCCTCACAGTTTATATCTGCACTTAAGATGTCACCTTTATTATCAAGCACTAGACTGCTAGATGACAATATAACAATCAGTGGTGCGGCTTTGTTGCTTGATGAATATCTTACTAAATTATTTGATTTTGTTTCTCTGCCCGATTTTGTTAGTGAGTTCTTATTTTGGTTTGTGGATTTAACGCCTCTAGGAAAGAAGAGTGCACTCTCACAACAAATGTTAGCTCGTTTGACGCATTTTAAGAAATATAACAATGATATTTTTTACCCTGAAGAACAAGGGAAAATATTAGCACTGTCAGAAAAAGTTGAGCAGTACGTATTGTCTAATTCTTATAAATACGATAATAATAAGGCGTTTAAAGAATTAGTAACCAATTTTAGAGGTTTAGTTAAGAATGTTAATTCTTATTTAGCAACTAGTCGACAAGAACCAGTTTGTCTTGTGTTTGAAGGGCCAGCAGGTTGTCAGAAAAGTATTAGTATGTCTAAGTTGGCAGAGAATTTGAAAGTTCCAGTTTATACACATACTATACCATGTAAAGATACTGGAAAGGACTTTTATGATGACTATAACAATGAAACTGTTATGGTTGTTGATGATATTGGACAAATGGGAGCGAGTCAGTGGTCACCTATTATTAACATGATTAGTATGGTCAAATATCCGTTACCATGTGCAGTGGCTGAGAAGAAAAACACTAAATATTTTTGTAGTGACTTGGTATTGGCAACAACAAACCAACTTAGAGATTTGCCATTACATAATAATGATGGCATATCCTGTCCTAGTGCTTTATATCGTCGTTGTTACATTTTGGATTATACTCAAGTATTTAGTACTATTGTAAATGGAGAGAGTGCATTGGAAGGTAGGGTCAATTTTATGCATTTCGATTTAGGATTGAAAAAATATATTATGGCTTTTCCACCTGGATTTAAAGACTTTATTGAGAAACAAAACATAAATTTGTTGCCGTATTGTAGTGTCACTGACCCAGCATATCATTTGTGGCTTTATAAAATTACAACCGCCTTAGTTGCGTATAAAAAAGATATACACGAGAAGGTGAATCGTGATAAAGAGAGCTTTCGAGTTAAATTTCAGGAGGAAATCGAGCAATATAAGTTTAGTATGCAATATTGTGTTAGGGAATGTTATAATGATATAAAGCATTTCATCTGTGGTGATAATACTTATTATATTAGATTTTTAGTTTCAAGGTTTATGAATTATTATTTTCCCACAGCTAGTAGTGAAACCCATACGGCCGTTTTAGCAGTTACTGTAACTCTTTTGTTTACTTTATTGTCGTCTATGGTTGTTAAGTATACCACTGAGTGGTTTAGTAAGTCAAGTGGGGATAAATTTAGTCATCAATCATTGTTTCAAGAGTTAACTAGTAAATTTGAATCATCGCTAACACCACCTCGGCACAATGGAACTTCTTTCATTGCCAAAAATTCAAAGATGTTGGTTGTGGAGGGAGTAGTTAATGGTATTTCTGAAAAAAGGTACTGTTGCTGTTTGCTCAGTGGCAAGCATATTATTACAGTTGGTCATAGTGTATCAGGGTTTGATTTGGATACAAAAATATATGTAACGGTTTTTGGAGATGTAAAGCAAGAAGTTGTATGTTATGACAAAGTACCAGTCACTATAGGGTTGTTAGATTTAAGTGAGGATTTTAGCATTTTGGTATTGCCAGATAGATTACCTCTTTATTTTTCCAACTTGAAAAGTCATTTTTCTATAGATCGAGTGCGGTATGAGAGTGATTCTCAATTAGTTACCCCAGTTGGTACAGTCGATGTAAATGAGCGTATTAAGTTAGGCGATGAAGGTTCGTATGTTGTTGATAAAATAACTAGGCATGCGAATAATATATCTGAGAAAACTCATGAAATATATAAATATCAAGGTGATATGTTGTGCGGTTGTGCATTAGTAGATTCAAAATCGCTCGTAGTGGGCCTTCATGTTGCAGGTATGCCATCTAAAGATATCGGAGCTGTACGAGTTTTATCGGCATCTTTGATAGAAAAGATTCGCCTAGTTTTGGCTGATACAAGCAATACTTTGAGATTTGTTGATGCACAGTGGAAAGCCCCCAAACTTAGTAATGTGTCTGTAAACCGTATGGAAGTAGATTTTCCAGCCCATTCTAGTGTTCCAAAGGAGACTAAATTAATACCTAGTCCCATTCATTCTTTCGTGTCAGTCGGGAGAGCACCAGCCAATTTAACTTCCCATGGAGTAGGAACTGTTAAGGAGATGGCAAAGAAGAGCTATATGCCAGTTGCTTCAGTGGACCAAAAGTCCCTGGAATTTGCAGAAGCTTTTGTATCTAATTTGATACCTAGATTTTCACCGTTGAGTGAAAGACAAGTGGTCAAGGGAGACACTGATTTACAACTCAACGCTATTAACAAGGATAGTAGTAATGGTTTTGGTTTGCCCGGTGACAAGAATGAATATTTGGATTATGATAAAGGAGTTTTTAAAGAAAAGTTAAAAACTTCTTTAAAGGAATTAGAGAGTCAATTAGCAAGTGGTAATTTAGAACTTAAGAGGGTTTTGTCTGTGGAGACTTTGAAAGATGAGTTGAGAAATTTAGATAAGGTTGATAAACCGCGGTGTTTTAAAGTTTTACCACTTACTTTAGTAGTGAAGACTAAGCAGTTATTAGGAAAGATGTGTGCGTTACTCCATAAGAAAAGATGGAGTAATGGTATTATGATTGGCTGCAACCCATTTAGAGATTTTAAGGTGTTACACATGATTGCGCGTAAATATGGTAATAATGTGTTTGATGGAGATTATGGTAAGTGGGATGGCAAGATGTTGGCACAATTTCAATATGCATTAAACCGCATTCTTTTGCGTAAGTTTGATGGAACAGAAGAGGAGAAAGCTATTTTAGAGAGTATACTTATGTTGGGTGTAAATACCCCGACATTGAATATGAATGAAGTTTTAGTAACCACGCACTCATTGCCATCTGGCTGGTTTTTAACAGCAGATTACAATAGCTTAATTAATAAAATGTATGGAGCGTATGTTTATCATCAGCTTGCACTAAAGCAAAACCTAGTACCGAGTATTGAACACTTTATAGCAAATGTGTATGATGCCGTTTATGGTGACGATAAGTTAGTGTTCGTTTCTGATGCTATAAAGAAATGGTTCAATGGGCCATCTTACGCAAGTGTGTGTAATAGTATAGGGTTGGATTTTACTACTGCAGTCAAAGGAGAATGGGATTACACGACAAGATCTATTGAAGAGTGTCAATTCTTGAAAAGAGGATTTCGTTATCATACTATTTTGGGTGAAATTACAGCGCCTTTAGATCTGAATACTGTGCTTGGAACTTTACATTGGGTTCGAGATGGGGATGATGCTGATCAGATCTTTAGGGATAAAGTCCTAAATTTTCAGCGTGAAATATTTTTGCATGAAGATAAGAGTGGACTTAAAGACAGAGTTGAAGAAGCGTGTGGAAAAGTCGGGATCAGTGTTTGTCAATTGTCTGAAGATTATTTGACCAAATTGTATAAAGATGATTTGGAAAAGTTTTCATCAGGATTGTTAAATACTTGTTTTTAGCTTTCTTACGCTGAGTTGCCTATAATATTAGTCCGGTCACCTAATTAGGCGTGGTACCCGTCATGTGTTATAAGTTCTAACGTTCTCGCAAGCGGCTATGGACACATGACGTATGAGCCGTTGTACATTGTACTATAGGCTTCGCGATGCTATCGCAAATTTTGACCTAATGATCGTTTGGTCAATCTTAGATAACGATTACAAATATGATTAAATCTATTACTGACAAGTTTATGTCTAGTGTCAGGACAAGACCAGCCCAAGAGGCTGAAGACATTTATGAGAGTGGGCCGAATGGATCCTACTCCTTACATACGAATAACCGACAAGACTATTCACATTTACTTAATAAACCATTTTTTGTGAAGACGGTCGATTGGACTACCTCTGATGCTTTCGCGTCTATTTTAACTACGAATGTTTTAGTGCCAGCTGATATTGTATCTAATGCTTTATTGGCTGTGCCATTTTTATCTATGGCTAAGTGGAAGGGTAAGATGTGTGCAATCGTTCAGGTTGTGGGAACTCCCCAACATCAAGGTACACTTATTGCCTATGCGTATCCTCCATATTTGAGATCTGAGGAAAATTCTAGTCAACCCATGGAAGCGTTGGCAGCTCCGCATGTGCTGTTATCGGCTAATCAAAGCACGTCTGCGTGTTTAGAATTACCATTTTATTGTGCATCCAATTTAGCGGAGTGTTTTGTACGGACAACAGATGCAGTTGCTATTACGCAGACGGCTTTGAATACTTGCTTGTTGAATTTTGTTGTTCTAAATCCTTTAATTGCTAGTAGTTCTGGTACTACTACGTTACGGGTTTCTGTTCATATTATGTTTAAGGAATTAGACTTTTATGTTCCTAATATAGTACCTAGTTATCCTCCCACACCTAGTTTCGTATCACAATCTTTTGTGACTCGTATGCTAGATAATGCTGTACCAGCGTTAAAGGACGTTTTATCAGATGGGATAGATCAAGCTAGAGCGGCCATTAGGAAGATAACTGGCATGGATTATCCAACAGAACCATTAACACAGCATATAATGCGGCCGCTACCTATAACTAATTTAAACTCCACTGAGGGAGTTTATTTTGCTGATAGGTTTACACAATTCCCTAGTTATGTATATAAGAATGATGTTGATACTTTTTCAACTAGGGCTGATGAAATGGATATTTCTAATATTATTAGCAAACCAGGTTATGTTGGTACTTTTCATATAACGACTAGTGACTTGCCTGAAACTCTTTGTTTTACTAGGCCTATGGCCCCATTTACTAACCCTCTCACAACTACCACGTCACCTAATCCTATGGTTGACACTGGGCCGTTATTGCAGAAAATGTCATATATGGCCAAGTATTGGAGGGGTAGTATCAAATTCACACTACATGTTTCTGCTTCAAATATGCATGTAGCAAAGTTGCTCGTAGTGCGTCGTTATGGTTTGGACGTTCATGATGACCCTACTACACCTATTATGGAATCTATGTCTGGTATGCAAACTGAAGCTATTGAAATTTCGGCCGGCGGGCAAACATTTGATATTATATGTCCATATAATTCTACGGTAAATATGTTACCCACCACACCCGGTTATAGAACCGTACCTTATTCACATGGTATGTTGTACATATATTTGTTACAACCTTTGGTGGCTAACAGTACCATAGCGTCTTTTATAGACGTAAATGTTTTTGTTTCCGCTATGGATGATTTTAGATTCTATGGTCCTTGTGATTTCAATGGAATCAGACCAATATCTGCAGCTGGACCTACTTTTGATGGTGAAACCACTTTATTAGATTCTATGGTAACCACTTGGAGAGCACAGTCAATGCGTGACCAACCCCATTCCGACACAGTATGTTACGCCCCTACTGATATCGATACTTTGGCTCCCCAAGTACCTTTTAATGTTCCTGATCCCAAAATCTCAGTTGTTAGTAATACTATAACTCGGGAATGGTGTGAAGAATTAGGCCTTGACAGAATGTCTAAACCATTAACTAGTGTTAGAGATATAATGAGACGATTTACTACAGCTTATAAAATGAACTCTACATCTAATGCAGTTCTCATACCGCTTAAAGTATTGGTTGCTTTGGCTGAATCACCACAAAATGTTTTAACCCACATGTTTTATGGTATTAAAGGTGGTCTACGTTTTAGACTCAAGTGGGAAATTACTGGTAATGTTGCTTCAGTGCAAGAGCCGATGGTATATTATATACCCCCGCGATATACTTTACCACCTGGAGCAAGTAGTTTTAATGAACAAAGTGCGTTTAATCCTTTATTTACTGGAGCATTTCCTGTGACTTTTAGAACTATAGCCATTGGTGGTGGTTATACTAATCCCAACGCGGCCACATATCCAGTACAATTTAAAATGTTCCAATCACATGAAGGTTACTCGGAATTTGAAGTTCCTATTGAAACAATATTTCGTTTTAATACTATTGGAACTGTGTCTGATATTTTAGCATCAGACTCGGCGCATGCCCTAGGACATATAGTTATTATTCAACCAGGTGCATTCGCAGATGCTACGTCATTTATGTATTTAGAAATGGCATTAGCAGATGAAACCCGTTTAGGGTTTCAAGTTAGAAATCCAGATGTGAGTGTTGTTTATAACACTACTACTTTGGATACACAAGCTGGATTTCCGGTGGATTTTACACCCAATCCTAATCCCTTGGATATAAGTAAATTCTTTTATACCAAGACTGTATAATAAATGTAAATACACTCAGTTCGCTTAGCCCACGACTGTTTTATAGAGAGAGCTACCCACAATTTTGTAAATAATTTGTACTAATTGTAAATAAATATTTAAATAAATTTGTTACAACAATCGTGGGATTTTAAATATAACGATTGTTGTAATATTAGCTCTCTG